TAGCTGTGGTTACCGTCACCGCGGTTGGCGCAAGTGTCATGTTTACTGGTGTGCCGGGGACGTTGATTGATAGACTATCGAAGTTAATCGTCCCAGAGCCGCCGTTGTTTGATATAATAAACGTCTGTGAACCAGTTCGGGTAGCGGTCCATGTGTACTCTAAAACACCATTAACATATAAAAGAACATTGTCAGAGCCATTGCGCTGCAATCTTACTATGTCGTTCGTGACCAATGTTACAGGACTGCCAGCCTCAGTTGTTCCTGAAGTATTGTTTGCTATAACTGAGACCACACCGGACCCGGACACTTTACAAAAACATGAATGGTTCGCCATGCCTCCAAAATTGTTGCCACCATTATTGGTTGAGGCAAAGCTCCCTATGTCAGCCGTATCACCCCACCCAAACGCCTTACCAGCGACAGATGTTTCATTGTATGTAAATTCAACATACACATCGCCAGTTTGTCCTGCGGTAAAGTATATATGCCTGTCGTTGGCTGTTGATGATACGTCGCTCCCTGAGAAGGTGTAATTCGCTGTTGCGCCCGACCAAAGCCCACTTGCAGACGGAGTGCTGGCTATACCGGGATTACTATAATAATCTCCAGCCGCGTTGTATGTCGCATTCGTCTTAGTCGTAAGGTTATCACTTTCAAAATCGTCAGTAAGCCAGAACGGGCCAACAGCGCCATTCTGATTTGCATCTGTGTTAGCTAAGATTAAGGCCATTGCAGAAGCCGCCATGTCACGGGCTACTGTATCGGATGCAGCACCAGCCGCTAATTTGGCTGATGTAATAGCACCGTCTAGCACCTTGGCTGTTGTTACTGCGTCGTCAGCGATCTTGGCTGTTGTTACTGCATTATCCACGATCTTGACTGTCGATACAGTCCCGTCGCTTGGAGTACCTACGCCAATGGTCGAGCCATACTGCGCTTCAATGTTGGCAATGGATGATGGGATGGCAGCGTCAAAAGTAACAACGCCGTCGCCCGATCCCAAGGTCCATGTATTGTGGTGCTGCATAACACCGTCGAACGTGATACGGCAGTTTTCTTCTGAGCCGGGGTCGCCTGACAGTGTGATTGTTGTGCTTGATCCTGCCGTGTAGCCAACACCAGCCGCGAAGTTGTCCACGGCAAAGTTAACCGCCACAGCGCCAAAGGCTGCGAATGTAATATCTGTAGTACCTAATGTGCCACCGGGAGTAACCGTGCATTGGAACGCTTGGTTGCCGTTGATGCCGCCTTGGTTAACAAGGACAACCGCGCCAACGTGTTCATCCCAAGTGTCCATAGGAACAGCACGGGACCATGCACCTGCCGCTGTGACGTAAATGCCGTTCTCAGCCGGGGCTGTCTGGCTCTTAACCAGAACACGGGTTGCAGATGTTAAAATGCTGTCAATCGTCTGCTCACCAGATAGCGTGATGTTAGCTGTGGTCGCAACAACGACTGGTGCTTTCCAGTATATTCCTGCTGCGCTTGCTGCTGCGGACGCTGCTGATGATGCTGCGTTGGTTTCTGAAACACCAGCCGATACAACGTCTGCGTTCGTCAGTACGAGATCAGCCGCTGCTGCGTTCTCGCTGACGAGTGCTGCTGCTGCGCTTGCCGCAGCGGCTGCTGAGCTTGTCGCGTCAATCCACGCTGTAGTGCCTAAGTCGTAGACCCACATCTGCGGAGTCGCGTTGTTATAGTACAGCGCCCCGTCAAGGAGGGCGTCGCCATCGTTATCGACAGTTGGTGCAACCGACTTCGCACCTAGGTACCGGTCATCAAAGCTATCATAGGAAGCGGCGGCGTTTGTTGCGCTGACCCCCGCTGCGGTCTTAGAGATATCCGCAGCGGTTGCGCTGGCCGCCGCAGCGGTTGCTGAGGCTGCCGACTGAGCTGCTACGTCGGTTAATCCAGCGGCAGTAAGGCGCAGCTCAATGCGGTCACCGGCAGAATATGCGCGAGCCGTAGTGCTTTCAGCGCCTCGGACAACTGTTAGCGCATCAGTTGACCTAGCAGTACACTTAACGATCTCTAAATTATTAGAGGTGTCGATTAACGTAGCGTAGAAATAATTGCTATCCGTAATGGAGGGAAACCTTGCCCCTTGACCACCAGTAAGCGTAATGGATGTCGCTGAATCAGTAATCCCACTAGCGAGCGTACCAAATGCGTTATTTCCAAATAGTGCGTTAGCCATTTAGTCCTCCTAGACCCACGCCGTTTGGCGCACAGTCGATACAGCTCGTCCCGCGCCAATAGTGGCACGCGCTCGACGTTCGTTAACTTTAAAAATAAACTGCTTTGCGTGGTACGCAGCAAGCTCGTTATCGCTCCACGTCCTCTCAGGCAAGGTCAGAAGGTGTTGTAGCGCCCCGTGTACGATTACAGTCTCTAAGTCATCCATTACTGCCTCGTTCATACCTGTAGCAGCTCGGGTTGGACGTTGTGAAACAAACATGTCGATTGTATCAGTACTGTTATCTGGGACTAGAGCTACGAGAAAAGTAATTGGGCTAATCTGTAAGATGTACCGGGGGGTAGCTCGTTCCGCTGTAACACTTGACGGGTACTTCGGATACATCTGATGTATCTCTTCAAGAGTAACTGGGGTTAGGATACTACCGTTTAAGTTCGCGGTAAGGATAGAATACACTTCAGCGCCCGACTCCGGTATAAAACTGTACTCATACGTCCCCGCCGTCATCGTTATTGTTGCTTGCTTGTACCGCCACGCGTTGGTGCGCTCACAAGAATCGATTGCAGCGTCACGAATATGGTTCAGGATTACCGGCTGCGGACATCCCGGCACACTCGGAGCGATGCGATTAACTAAGTCTGAAAATAGTCGAGTAGCCATTAGACTACCTCAATCTGTAAGGGTTGGCCGGCGTTCTCAGTGTCAGTAACAGGCAACGATGCGGTTGTTGCGCCGAGTTCCGACATAAATAAATCTTTGTACATCTTAGCCCGTCCGCTAGTTACGTGCTCATTATCTATAGACTCTGCTAAGAACACTACAACATCTATTAGCGCAGGTACATACGCATCTGGTAGTAGTGCGACAGTGGTCGAACCGTCATACGTTGGAGGCACTTGTGAGTATTCAACCTGTAGTACTTGGTTAGCAGGAGCCTGTGGGTAGATAAAGAACTTGTTCGGGTTACGCACATGCCGCATCCAGTTAATAGCGGCACCCTCAGCAGTATTAGGCCACGAGGGGATTGTTTGGTCTAGTACTTCGCGGTCAGCTTCTACACAGCCAGTTCCGCCAACAATAGAATATACCTCAATAATCCGTAGCGAGTCGGTAGGGGCAGACTGTATAACTTCTCCCTGCACACACGCTACCGTGCCGATATAAGCAAAGAGGTCCGGGCGCAATAACTGAATGCGCCGTAGTCCTTGGTTACAGAGATCAAGCAAGAACACATCGCTGTACCGATATGTTTCAGTCTCATCCTGTATAATACGGCGGACCGCTGTGATTATATCATTAAGGATCATTTCTTATTACCGCCTGTGGCGTTAATTTTCATGCCGGTACTCTTACTAGGAGTTGCCTTAGCTACAACCTCGTCGCTAGTAGATAGATCGACCTTAGCCTTGCGGCCTTTTTGTTTCTCTGGGATATGCTTCTCTGGAAACGCAAGCTCGTCAGGAACTTCTTCGACACCGGGGTTGCTGGCCATAACATCTGTGTATCCGTAGATCGTTCCGTCTTTCTTGTTACGTAACCACCGCCCCGGAGTAGCTAGTGAAGGATTACTATCGCTCATGTTAATCTCCAAAATAAGGTGGAGGGGGACCGAAGTCCCCCGCCAAATCGCTTAGGTTAACCGCAGTCTACAACTACAGCCCAAACACGCATGACCATTGTGTCAGCCGCATTGACGAATACTACGTCAATAGTATCGGCTGCGGAATAGTACTTGCCGTTTGAGAAGCCGACGATTGTGTTCGGCGTACCCTCAGCTAGCGCCAGAGCGCTTGCGTAGGAGGCAGCGGCGTTACCGTTAACACCGTCTAAATACCCGTCAGGGTCTGCGCCATCTCCCAAGTCGATAGTTTGGGTAGCGCCCTCAGCCGTAGTGACATCAATACCGGCGGCCAAGACATATGTCTTAGCTGGGATAAGAAGCGCCTGCAAAATGTCGCCACCAGTCAGTGCAGTAGCACCAGCCGTAACGCGAGCTGCGGTAATGGCAGCGAGGTCCATATCTACTTCCATCATAGATATTTTAGACATTCCCTTGTCAGGGAAGCTAGCGGTTGTGCCCTTGTCGAAACCAAAGGCGTCAGTATAAGTAGCCATTTTTTATATCCTTTCGGCTCTGATTATAGGGTAATAACGCCAGCGGTGATGGCTTCAGGCTTAACAACTTTATAGCCGTAAACTTGAAGACCACGAACGATGTCGCCAAACGTAGAGGTGGAACGCAAAGTCTCCATGTTTGTCATCTGTGATGCAAACGTAAGACCCATCTTATGCCCTGAGAAAATGGTGTACTCATCACCAGATTTTGGCAAGTTGTGCGACACATAAAGTGTGTAGCGATCAATCATGCCGAGGCGACCGTTACGCAGCGGCGTAGAGCCGTCGCCAGTAATAGACGCATCTTTCAAGTCAGACTGCTTGATGTATCCAGCCATTTTAGCAGGAATAATAAACCAACGATCTGACTCAGGGCAGTTCTGCTCATCAAGAGCCGTGCCGTGGTTGATAATCTCACTAATTACATTGTCTTTAGTGAGAGCATTTGGCGTAGACGTAACACCTAAGTCGAGGTCACCAGAGATACGCCCAGCGGTCGTACCTTTGTTTGCTGCTGGTACATCAACTGCGATGTTACCAAGTACATCAGTATCGATAGTGATCTTCATACGCTCAGAAGCGTCTTTTGACCATGTATCGATGAGGTTCATATCCGTTTGGATTTGATCCACGTCGTCTTCAACAGCGGCAAAGTACTTGCCTTTGTCGATAAGCAACTGAAGTTTAGGCTTGTCAGGGTTTTCGACACTCAAAGTCTGGCCCTTAACGTAGTCACGAATCGTAAGCTCAGGGGTCGTGCGGATATTAACCGTGTCGCCGTGTGCTTTGATCTCGCCTTCGTAGTCAGTGTTAGCAATCGCGGCCAACACAGTTGCGTCGTAAAAGTTTTGGATGAGCTTCCCACTCCAGATTTCTGGAATAAAGTTACCCGTATAAGCCGGATGACCCGGCGATGTTGGATATGCCATAATTGGCTCCTTTGTTAATTACGCATTTACAATACGACCCTCCGCCTGTGCGGCGAAGATATCGCGTTCAAGTTTGTCCCGCTCTTCCTCTTTACCTTTAAACTTACCCATACGGACATCGGTAAAAAACTTTGTGATGTCCTGTGGTGTATAGGTGCGAGCCTCTTGAGTATGTGTTGTACCACCACTGTGGCTTTTACCCGGAGAGACTTGCCTCTCAAGTTCAGAGTTAGAGTTGGACCGATTAGGTTGAGCTACCGAAGTACCGTTAGCCGAGTTCCATGATTGAAAGAAACTAGCTACCCGGCGATGATCTTGGTTACGTTGGGCATCGTCGAGGTAGGTTTGGCGAGAAAGACCTGAGAGGGGATCAATCTCCAACAACCAATTTTGAAACTGCGGGTTGTCGTTGATCTCACGCCAGTTAGGGACTTCCGTTTGGAGGCTCGCCCAGAAAGACTGTTCGGAACTTTGAGCTTGTTGAGAAGCAAGCTGCTCAACGCGAGGGACCACCGATCCCGTTAATTGTTGCACTTGCTGTTGCAAGTTAACAATTTGCTGCTCATAACGTCCAGAAATTTCTTGGCTAACTTTCCGCATAATATCGATTGATTCTCCGTACTCGTCGATCTCGTCCTCAGTTAAGAGGCTAGCCGGCGCGGGAGTATCTATTGGAGTAGGTGTAGGCGCAGCCTGCATAGTAGAAATTAACTGTTCCATTTGCTGGTTACGTTGCTGAAGGTCTTGTAGTTGCGCGTGAAAGCGCGGAACTTCAGCGTTATACATACCCTGTAACGTTTGATATTTATGCTGCCATGTTTCGTCACCGTGGCTGTCTTTACCCTGCTCGTCAGGCTTAGACTGCGGTGCATTTTCGCTCCCACTGTCGGCAGAAGTGTCTTCACGATTGGAGATGTCTACAACGTCCGCGTTTTTACCTTCACCCTCGGGCGACGGTGTCTCTACACTTGGGTTGATATCATCATACAACTGTTGCACTGCCTCAGTCTGTTTACGAATCTGCTCTGGTACTGCCATTTTACGCTCCTATCGGTATGCGTGTTTAAAAAAGTAGCTAGTCATAGCTAGGCTACTAACTGCGGGGCGTCTTTAAGGAGTCGAGTTAACTCCTTGAGAACCTGACACCGCCCCGATGCAAGTGGCTGGTTCTCCCGTGACGTGTCTGGTAGGCGCTCTAACTCCTGCTTGAAGCATTCGTCGAGGTACGCCCCCACACGCGGTACGTTCTGGGCGACGTGCGCGAAAGCTCTGACGGTATCTGCGTCTGGCTTAATCATACGGCACGTCCGGTATTCTGGTTAGCAACTAAATTCTGCCCTCCGGCAGGGTTGCCAGCTTGGTCAAGAGTTTGAGGCTGTGGTCCTGTACGGCCACCGTCTGGAGGGGCGATAGCAGCTTGTGCTTCGCTCTGAGCTGCTAGCTTATTAAACGCAGCTTTCTCGCGACTTGGCACAACTTCATCTTCAGCCATCTGTAGACCTTTAGCAACCTCACGTAAAATAGCTGCGCGTCCATCTTTTCCAATAATCTCCATATCAAACTCATTAGCGGTAGCTTGCAGAAACTCAACACGGCGAGTGTTGACTGTATCTTTGACAGCCAGATTTATCGCTCCGCGTGGTATAATCTGCGCGTCTCCTTTAATACTCTCGTCCTCATCATAGCGCATATTATATACGAATTGGCGGTGTACAACAACTTTTATAACGTCGGAGTCAATATGCATAACAACTTGGCGGATTGATTTCCCGGCAGACCCCATCAACATACTAAGGCCAGACGCAGTGCGCCCAGCGCCTTTTACATTAAGGTCGCCGTATATATAACTAGGGACACCGCTATGATCGTCAGCAAGTTTAGAGAATCTTTCATACACCGACATTAACGAGCCAGAGTTATCATTAGGCTGGTTAAAACGCACAGCAGGGGCGGAAGAACCGAGTGGATCGTTAAGTACTTGCCAGATGCGCCACGGGTGAATTTGTGTAACGTCTTCGTTTGTTGGGAGACGTTCAAGGTTAACTTCCACTTGAGGGCCAGAAGCGATACCCATGTTATTAACCAGTGAACGCGCAGCCGCGTTACACACGCTCTGTACGTCCTCGATAATTTCCGGTATGCCCTTACCCCAAAATGCGCCCGGATTCCTAATGAAGGACGTGACAGCATACGGTTTCTCCCCTAGCGGATCGTAGTTCAAGATAGCTTTAATAACGTAATCCCCGACTACCCATACGTTAGCGTCGTACTCACGGTCAGGATCAGGAACCTCCTCGTCACTAAGCCCCCACTCGCGCAACATGCGCCCGCTAACTTTTCCCCAGAACTCAAGCGCATCGTAGATCATCGTTGGGCGTTGCTCAGTACTGTGCTTACGTTCTAGATCATCTTTCTCTAGATCGACGCCCGTGTTAATCCAACTTGTTCCATTACCGGAACGTAAAAGTTCTCGAATAGCGTCGTCATCGTAGCCGGGTACCCCGATTAATTCAGATAGTGTCATACGAGTTAGGGGGTGGTGCTCAAATATGTACCCGTCGCTAACCTTAGAAATGCCCGGCTCTGGGTAAAACCTAAATGGATCGACCCGCTCAAACTCAGGAGCTAGCTGCTCGTCTGCAACTGCAATAGTATTACCATTTTCGTCTGTAGACCACGACAACTTACGCTGTCGGCGAACGCATGGCCCTTTTAAAATTGCGGCAGGGAACGTGACTAAGTCTGTAATAAACTCATTAAACGCGGAAGAAAATCCACCTTCCGCAAACTGGTCAGCAATCTTCTGTTTCATTTTTCCAGCGCGGGACTCTGCGTCCTGCATCACAGAGAAACGTAACTCTTGTGCTGCTATCTCACGCAACTGCGCTACCTCGGTAGGATTAGGCGCTTGCCCAATCTGTTGAATTAGACCCGTAATTTTCTCAACTAAGAGTTCGTCGATTACACGATCATTAGCTTCAGGCAAGTCTGGTAGCGGCGTAGGTTTAATGTCCCATGGAGGAGTACC